TTAACTAAATTTGGTGAAAGATTTGGACATCCAGATTTTGGTTGCGAATTAGCTAATTTAAATTTTGAACAGTTAGAGGATGATATAATGGTAAAGGCTGATGAAGCTATAAATGAAGCAGTATCTAAATGGCTTCCATATTTAACTATTGTTAATATAGATTCTAGTTTAAATCCAGCTTCAAATAGATTAGATATTAGTATAACGTATAGTTTAAAAACAGATCCAACTGAATCTAATAGTGCTACGATAACTTATACTTAATAAATGGAGAAATGATACATGCCTAATTATGAAAAAGATATAAAGTATACTGGTAGAGATTTTGCTAGTTTACGTGAAAATTTAATGGAGTTTGCAAAAACATATTTTCCATCTGTATATAAAGATTTCAATGAAGCATCACCTGGTATGATGTTTTTAGAATCGGTAGCTTATGTTGGGGATGTTATGGGTTATTATACTGATACAGCATTTAAAGAATCCCTGTTACCTTATGCAGAAGAAAAAAATCAGATATATAATATTGCACAGTTTATGGGATATACTCCTAGGTTGATATCACCAGCATTAACAGAAATTAAATTTTCACAAGAAGTTCCAGCACGTTCAGATGATCCCACACAACCTGATTATGATTATGCTACTAATATTAAGGAATCTACAAGAGTATTATCACCATCACAAGGAGTAGAGTTTAGATTAATGTCAGATTGTAATTTTAAGGCAGATCAAGGAAATGTTATAAAAGAAGTTTCACAAACTGCTACTAATGGAACTATCGAGTATTATAGATTATATAAAAAAGTAAAAGCTATAAGTGGGTTTTCTAAAGAGGAAACGTTTACTTTTACATCACCACAAAAGTATTCTAAAATTGTTTTAGCAGAAGAAAATGTAACGGATATTATTTCCATAGTAGACAGTGATGGAAATACTTGGTATGAAGTTCCATTTTTGGCACAAGATATGGTTTTTTCTGAATTTCAAAATTTAGCTGAAAATGATAGTTCACTTGTACAGTATGATGAAACTAATCCTTATATTTTAAAGAGATTAAAAACTTCTAAGAGATTTAGAACTTATGTAAGATCAGATAAAAAAACTGAAATACGATTTGGATCTGGAACACAAGTAGCTCCAGATGAAGAATTAATTCCAAATCCAGATAGTGTGGGGTCAAATTTACCAGGCAGTCCATCAAAACTGGGAATTGCATTTGATCCAAATAATTTTACAAATACGAAGGCATATGGAGAAGCACCATCAAATGTAACTTTAACTATTACTTACGCTTATGGTGGAGGGTCTGCTCATAATGTTAGGGTTAATGATATAAATTCTTTTTCTAGTAAAGTTTTATCACCATTTGCTGGTAATTTAAATAGTACTAAGTTAACTAGAGTTAAAAATTCACTTAATTTAGTTAATGAAGAACCAGCTTCTGGTGGAATGGATGCGGAATCTGTTGAAGAGATAAAACAAAATGCACTTGGTTATTTTCAAGCGCAAAGTAGAATGGTGACTAAGGATGATATAATTACAAGAATTTATGCTCTACCTGAGAGATATGGTAATATAGCAAAAGCTTACGTTGTTTCAGATGACCAAATATCTAGTCCTCCTGGGGAGCAAGTTAGTTTTGCGAACAATCAATTTGGATTAAATATATATTTACTTGGATATGATAAAAATCGTAAATTAACTAATTTGAATAGTGTTACTAAACAAAATTTAAAAACCTATTTAGGTAGATTTAGAATGTTAACTGATGCTTATAATATAAAAAATGCTTACATTGTAAACATTGGGGTAAAGTTTGATATTTTAGTAAAGCGGGGATATAATAAAAATGAAGTTTTATTGAGAGCAGTAAATAGGATGAAGGAATATTTTAATATTGAAACTTGGCAAGTAAATCAACCTATTGTTGTTGCTGAAGTACTTGCTACTTTATTGAAAGTTGAAGGAGTTCTTGGAGTAGAAAAACCAAGTGATAGCAACCCACTAGGTACTAATGTTGTTTTTGAAAATAAGTATGATATCGCAAAAGGATATTCTGGAAATGTGTATGATTTATCTGATCCATTGGTTATGAAAAATGGTATAATATATCCATCTAAAGATCCTTCTATTTTTGAAGTTAAATACCCAACTACAGATATAGTTGGACGAGTAATAGGAGATGTAATATAATGCATTATTTTGAATATGCTTCAGCAGACGCTACAATATATGAAGGTACAGTAACCCAATCACAAAATACTGGATTGGATGAAATATTAGAGATACGTAAAGATACTAATAATAATGCTAGTGTAATAAATGTATCTAGAGCGTTAATCAAATTTGATTTAACTTATGTTTCTAAATCAGTATCATCTGGATTAATTCCATCAGGATCTGATACAAAATTTTATTTAAATCTTTATGATGCAAATTCATCTAATTTAACTACATCACAATCTTTATATGCACATCCAGTAAGTCAATCTTGGACTGCTGGAGAAGGTAAATTTTATGATAATCCTAAAGATGAAGAAGGTGTTAGTTGGAGATATAGACACGGAGCAGTAGATGGTACTCAATGGATAAGTGGTAGTAATAATACAGGGGGAAATTGGTATAGTGGAAGTGGATATCAAGCTTCACAATCTTTTGAATGGGAAACAACTGATATGCGAATGGATGTAACTGGAATTATGTGGAGTTGGCTACATGGTACTATACCAAATCAAGGATTCATGGTAAAGAGAAGTGGTAGTGTTGGTAATTCTGATTCGGGAGCAGAGGAAGGAGATACCACAAAGTATGGACATTTTGCATTTTTTAGTAGAGAAACAAATACAATTTATCAACCTAAGTTAGAAGTACTTTGGAAAGATTACTCTTTTAATTCTGGTTCTTTAAATCCATTAGTTTCCTCGGACTTAGAAGATTTAGTAGTTTATATGAAAGGGTTAAGACCTGATTATAAAGAAAGTTCAAAAGTAAAATTTAGACTTGTAGGTAGAGAAAGATATCCAACTAAAACATATTCTACTACAACTGTTTCTGATAATGTAACAGTTAAATATTTACCAACTGCTTCGTGTTATTATCAAATAAAGGATGCATTAACTGAAGATGTAATGGTACCGTATGGAAGTGGTTCATTAATTAGTTGTGATTCAACAGGAAATTATTTTAATTTTTGGATGAATGGATTACAAGCGGAAAGATTTTATCAAATAGATTATAAGGTTGTAAGTGGTAGTGGTGATAGTCAAACAATAAATTATTATGGTGGCGATTTTAAATTTAAAGTGAGCAGATAATGCCGTACAATAGAGAAGAAGCATCCCATACTTCATTTGTTCAGAGGATAGTGGGTAAAGCTAAAGGAGAATATTTAAAAAGTATAGAAAAAGCTCTTACAGATTTTTATAATAACAAGAAACAGTCTGGAGTGCCGTTTAATAAACCAGCCGTTATAAATGAACCACCTACAGACGTAAATGATAAATATATACTGTATCAAGATCTTAATACTTTAGAGTATTTACAGAGTATAGATTTTGATGCGGGAGTTTGCAATATGATAGTATCTGCTCCGCATGAAAGAAAGCTAGCCAATCCTATACGTGCACAACAAGTTATTAATACTAGATTTGAACAGGCTGATCAAATACTTACAGCAGAAGATATGGAAGCAATACTAGCTCAAAAAGAAGAAGGTTGGGGCAAAGATACAGACGATATAGTAGAAAATAAAGATTTTGGGTAAGTAGGTAAAATAGATGAGTTTTTTATTAACAGGTAATCAAAAAAGTAGAGTCAAGTTAGATAGAGAAGTCCCATCTACTTTATTTGGCAATGCTCCAAATGGATCTCTTGGTACAAAAGATTTTATATTATGTACTGCTGTACAAAATAATGCTGTTATTTTAACACAAAAAATTCCAATAGATGGTGAAGTTGGAACGACGTATACACTAAATTTAGCAGAAGAAGTAAATAGTAAAGGAATAACTGGCGGAAATGTTACATTAGAATATGATTATTTACGAAGTGTAGCTGGTAGTTATAAATCTTTTTATGTCGATGAAGATGCACAATTGTATTTTGGAAATGTTGTTGAAAGTTATGGAAGACTTTATAAGGATACTGTATCACCATCTAATGATGCACTCGGTAGCGCTGAACAAATAAATGAATTTTTAATACAAAATGAATCAGAACTACTTTTACAAAAAAGGTTTACATATGAAATAGCTGGAATATCTCCAAATAGAAAAGAAGTAAAGATACGATTAAAAGACGGTTTAGAAGACAATACACTTTATAGAGATCAATTTAATAATTTTAAAAGTGACGTTGCTGATACACTTAATTATAATTCTATAGAAGATATTTCTTATGTTGGAAGTGACGATAGTAGTATTATTTATGGTAGAGATAATAAAATGCTTGGGTCACCTTTGTTTATAGATTTCATCAATAGAGCAAACGCAAATGAATATAAAATAGTTGCTAATATTCCAGAGTTTTTCGTAACTTCAGAAAAAGAAGTTCAAGTTACAACAGTTTCTACAGAATTTTTTCAAGAACCTGAGCCATCATTTATTCCAACCATGCAACAATCCCAAGAATCTGAATATGGTCAATGGACTTATTATACAGATTATACTGGTACCAATAATAGTGGATGGAGAGTGGTTGGAGAAGCATTTGATGAATATGGGAATTATATACTTTCAAATGCATTAACTAATGGAATGCCATTAAATGTGGCCGCCGACCTCACTGAGTTACAGAATATTGATGCTAGTGCTGTAGAATCTTTGATACCAGAGCAACCACTAGCAGTTGATAATCCAATGGCCAACGGTGAGTTGTATGGTGCTGTTAGGCCATACGTTGCAAATTTAGATGATGAAAGCGGTGGACCAGTCTACTATAGTATGAGTTTTAGTACAGCTTGGCATAATTGGTTCTCTACTTATGTTGCTGGAAAGTTTCATCATCCTGAGTATGGTAGTTTTATGCCACGATCAGGTGAATCTGGAGAAGGATCGTTATTTGCTTACATAGTAGAAAAGTGTGGATTAACAACAGTAACGACAGGATATGTGAATCAGATAGGAGTTCCTACAGGTTCACTTGGTGACGCGGGGTGGGCAGAAATAGCTGATGAAATAACTGAACATATAGTAGAATTAACATCTAATTATCTATATGTTGATCCAAACTCACCAAATTATCTTAGAGATGTTGAGACGGTAGAGACTACTACTGAATACGAGTATGCACCATTTAGATCAAAATTAACAGGTTGTAAATTACTAAATGGGGGGGTTATAGATGTTGGATCACCAATGGTAATCCCTGATGATCGGGTAGAAACCTTTTCAGTAGCTGATAGTCCAGAAGAATATGCTATTAGACAAGAAATTGAGTATGAATATTTAAATCCTAATATTCACAAAATAGAACTTATAGCAGAAAAAAGAAATATTTATGATTTATCTTATTATGCGTTAGTAGGGATGTCAAGTTTACATCTTATTGTAAATAAAAGAGGAGATGAAGGCTTGATGCTCATGAAATTTCTTAATCCATTATCTACTGATGTTGATTTAGGAGCAGACATATTTTTTGTTAGAGAGGTTATGAGTCACAACTCATATGATGTTAATCTACAAAATTATATTCCACCAATATTACCGCGCACAATTTTAAGATTACCTGGTGGGAGTGTAGGAAATCAAATTGAACAATCTGTTAGACCTAGGTCTACAGAATATCAATCTTATGATGATTTATTATTAGTTAGCAGTTCATTATCTAAGGACATAGAGAGAGATATAGTAAGTGGATCTATAAATGAAGTACGATTAAATATAGATTATTCTAACCCAGGTAATTTTATTAAATTTAGTTCTGCTAGACGTAGATTGGAAAACTTTAAAACTAAATTATCAAATTTAGAATTATATAGCGCTTATAGTCAATCCATAGCAGGTACTTATTATGATACTGGTTATTTGGGAAATGCTGCAAATACAGTAATAGAAAATGCGGGATCAGATGCTAAAAAGTGGGAAGTTGCTAGTAGTGAAGTTATAAATAGTTTTGATGGGTATGAGAGATATTTGTATTTTGATAGTGCTTCCTATTCTTCAGGAAGTGATGGAATTTTTTATGAATCATCATGGCCTAAAACTAATAATAATAAACCATATTCCTTATATGAAGTTTCATCATCACAGGGAGTTGAATGGTATAATTTAAATTATACAAGTGCGTCAAATTATGATCGTGAAAATATTGATAGATTAATATATCATTTACCTGATCATATAAGAAATGATCTTGATAATGAAGATTTTTTAAAATTTGTAGATATGTCTGGACATCATTTTGATAATTTAAAAAATTATTTAGATAGATTTGGTCAAATTTATGAAATTGATGAATCATTAACTAAAGGATTATCTAAACAACTTATTTATCCTGTAGCAAAAAGTTTTGGGTGGAATTTACAAGGTGGATATGATTTAGCAAAATTAGATAAATACTTTTTTGGAAAATCTGTAGATCCTGTAAATAAATCAACAAGTATTTATGCTAGCGCTTCATTAGAAGATATTTCACGTGAGATATGGAAAAGAATAATTGCTAACATGCCATTTTTCTTAAAATCTAAAGGAACTGTTGGATCATTAAGAGGTTTAATAAATTGTTATGGTTTACCATCTACAATATTGAGAGTTAGAGAATATGGTGGACCAACTATTACAGAAGAAGAACCTATATATGAAATAAGTAGGAAGTTTACTAAGGCGTTAAATTTAAATGCTGGACAGTATGTTTCAAGTTCATGGTCAACTACACTTGGAATTGGTGGTACTGAGGTTCCAAATAGTACTGAATTTAGGTTCAAAACAGTTTCAGCTTCTAATATGACTATTGTGCAAGGTGGAGGAAATAGTGGTAATAACTGGGGAATTCATCTGAGAGATAATGGAAATAATACTGGTAGGTTGGTATTTAGTTTATCTGGATCTGCGGGTGATGATACAAAAGTTCCAAACACTGAAGAATGGGGATTAGGAACTGGAACTTACGCAACTATGTCTACTTCTCCATTACAAGTATATAATGGTGATTATTGGTCTGTTCTTTTAAGGAGAACTAGAACGGCACATGATGAATTAATTGGAGATGTTTTTAACACAAGTAGTTTTGGTGAATCTACATCAAATACTGGATCTGGTACTGACAGTTCACCGTTTTT